GTCGGATCCCCCCGGGAGGCCGAATGATGGCCACCTTGTTGCAACTGATCGCGTCCCTGGCCCAGTGGGTGATGCTGGCCCTCGGGGGCATCAACGCGACCCGGCTGAGCACACCCGACACGGAGGCCAGCCCCGGGGACTACGCGGCTTACGTTGGGGGGCCCTTGGCAGCGTCAGCGGTGAGCTGGATTGTGCGGCGGCTGACCAAGGCGATGAAGGCACCGGCCGACCCTGCGCCGGCTGCCGTCACTCCGAGCCCCCTCGGGGAGTTCCTGCGGGAGGTGTTCACCGCACCGCCTGGAATTACGGCGACCCCAGCTCCCCCCCTTGCGCCCGGAGCTGCTCCCCTTGTGCCGGTAGCTCCCCCTCTTGCGCCCCCGCCTCCCCCGGCCGACTGGTTGCATGCCGACGCGGGGCGGATCGTTGCTCGACTCACCCAGGAGGGCCGCATCAACGACGCCGAGCGGTTCCTCGGCTTGCTGAAGGAGACCGGCCATGAGTGAGAGAAAACTCGGCCCCGTCGAGCTGGCGGTGTACGTCGTCTGCCTGATGCTGCTCGTGGTTGGCATGTCGCTGTTGTTTGCGGGCTGCGCCCCCGAGGGAGGGACCGCCAAGGCCCGCAAGATTCAACCCCAGGAGCACAGCGACGACCCCAAGCCCCCGGATCCCGAGCCCCAGCGGAAACGGTCGGTGACCCCGGCCGAGTTCCGGTCGCCACAGGCCAAGCGGATCGACGCGGCGTTCGAATCGTACAGGCTGGGGATGGGCAAGGGGTGGCGGGATGCGGCCAATCAACAGCCCCCTGCCAAGTCGTGGGACGAAGCCTATGCCCGCGTGAAACGCAACAACTTCGCCGAGCGGGAGGCAGCGTTTGCCCCGTTCGCGGAGGACCTGGACAAGCTGACCGAGGGGAAGCAGTTCTCGCCCGAGCTGTTCCGCGAGATTGCCGACACCGTCGCCAAGGCCCTGGAGGAGTGACATGAGTCTCGACGCAGTGGCCCCCCTCCCCCCGGGTCTCGGTCTGGGGTGGAACGCGGAGGCCGAACAGCGACACACCCAGGCCCTCTCGCGTCTCGAGCGCCCGCTGGTCTCGGTCTCGGACACCGTCCGTCTCCCCCGCGAGTTGTGTCTGCGTCACTGGATGGAACTGGAGTTTCAGGGGGAGGTCCCCCAGTGTGCTGGAGCGGCGGTCACCCATGCGGCGCAGGCCCATGCGTGGGTGGTCGAGGGGCTCGACACGACCCAGCAGTCAATCGATCTGTCGATGAGCTTCAGTTGGCTGGCGGGCCGTGCTCTCGATGGCACCAGCCCGGCGGAGTACGACGCGGGCGCCACGATCTCGGGCGTGTGCCTCGCGGCCCACACCACGGGCATGGTCACGGAGCAGCAGTTCCCATCGATCAAAGACCGGCGGCAGTGGAACGCCAGACAGCTGGCGGTGCTGAATCCGTCGAGTCTCGGCCAGTACTCGGCAATGCGAATCCGCGGACAAGCCCCGGTGCAATCGGCCGACCATGCGGAAGTGGTCATGGGGACCGGGCAGGGGTTTATCGTGTTCGGCGTGATGTGGAATGAGGGGTGGGCCTCGGTTGGCGACAAACCGATCGAGTCGATTCCCGGGGGTCGCAGTTACGGTGGTCATGCCCTCGCGCTGCTGGGGTACACCCGGACGCACAGCGGGACCCTGTACCTGACGATCGCCAACAGCCACGGCCCGCGGTGGGGCCAGGGTGGATACCAGCGCATCCGGGCCGATCTCTGGTGGCAGATCATGCAGACCAGTCCGTTCGGTGCCCGCGTGCTGAGTGTCACGGATGAATTTTTCATTCGGCCGTTTCGAGGCTGGAAAGGAGTGCAAGGATGAGATCGAGAGCGTGGAGCGTGTACCAAACGGCCATGTACCTCGGGGCGCTGGAGTGGATCTTGCTGGCGGGAATCATCGCGTGGGCCTGCGTGGGCTACTGCGTGACGACCGAGGCCGCTCCCCCATTTTCGATTGCGAGCGAAGAGGCACCACCGATCAGTGGGACGAGGCAAGGAGTCGAACAGGCCACCGGAACGCCGCCACAGGATGTCGCGGTGACGAAGGACCTGCGTCCCCTGATCGTGGTGTACTCGAGCGCGAATTGCCCCGCCTGTGTCAGGTGGTCGACCTGGTGGCGAGAAAACCAGCGGGCCAGTCCGTTTCGGTTTGAGGTGTTGCCGACACCGGGGTGGGTGACCAGCTTCCCGGCGTTCCATTTCCAAAAACAGGATGGAACATGGGCGGTGGTCTATGGATGGAATGGGATCGATCCACTCCGGGCAGCCTGGCAGGCAAACAATCCTCGATGGGAGCCGGGGCCGGTTGACCAGACCGTGGGGGCCCCCGACCTGCAGGAGATCCTGCCTGTGGTGCAGCGGTTCGCGGGGAAGACTGGCAGATTCACGTTCGAGCCGGATTCGCCGGTCGACGCCCAAATCAAGGACGGTCTGACCATCCGGTACCAATCGATCTCCGGCCGCTACGACGCCTCAGGTGAGCGACCGCGGGTTGTGTTTGACCAGCCGGTCCCGTCCGGCACCGTGACGGTCCCCTACACCCTTGGCGCGTGGCGGGTCGGCTACAAGGTCGAGTCGGCCACCCTGGAGCCCGGAGCAGTCGTCGTCGACACCAACCTGAAACGTGTGCGGATCGCCCTGGAGGACTGATGTCGAACCAACCAACCAACACCACCCAGCTCGCGGCGGTCATCCGGCAGGATGCTCCCGAGTCGATCCTGAAGTACGTCACCGAGGAGCAGCTCAACCGGATTGCCGGTCTGGTCGCTCATCACGGGGCGAGAGTCGAGGCGTCCGGCGAGTTCAACGGCAGCGGAACGAACACGGCGCAGGAACGCCGTCGCCAACGCCGAGCCCTGCGGAAGCGGGTGAAGGCCGACACCGTCGGATTCGGGATCGGGTCGGTCGTGCTGATGGCGGTCATCTCGTGGTGCGTGCAGCGGTTCCTCGACTGGTGCTGGACCAACCGGGACCGGGCTCAGGCCTGCGCCGCGATCGGGCAGCAGCTTCCTCCATGGGGCGACGAGGACCGGGCCGCTGTGGCAGCGGTCGGAACCGACGACGATGACGGTGATTGATGGCGATGCCGATGGACTTCTGCGTGGTGTTGATCCCCCCGAGCGGCAAGGGCCGTGTGTACGAGGAGATCAGCACCAGCGCGTGGACGATCGCGGCCAACCTCGCACTGCTGGAGCACCCGGGGCACACCGTCGAGACGATCTACGAGCACTCGGTCAGCCCTGTGGGGCAGTGCGCGATTTGCGGCCAGTGGCAGCAGCAGTTTTCCGACGCCCGACGGAGGATCTGCCGTGACTGCCGGTGAGACGCAGACCGTAGTACTCCGCGATCCGCTCGCAGATTTCGGCAGACGGCCGGGTCGACGGCTTGTAGGCGAGTCGGCAGAGGACCGGGTAGGAGACCCCAATCAGTTTGGCCAGGCCGTTGAACGACTGCCCCCCAATTTTGGGATCCAGACTGTCCGCCAAGGCCTGCAGCAGGGGGCCCATGATCGGTCCGGTCTGCAATCGCATTTCATGCAAGGTCTCGTCATCAAGGGCGGAAACGGGGCCGGTGTGAAGAACGCGGGGCATCAAATCTCCTGTGTGCAATTGAACGAGCCCGAATAATTGTACGGCCACAACCCCGAAACGCAACATGCCTAAACCGACCGCCCAAGAAATCTCCCGCCGAGTGAATGAAATCTGCGAGATGATGCGCGGTGGGTGTACCCTCGGGCAGATTCGCCAGCATCTGAAGAAGGCGTACAGGATCACCACCCGTTCATGCGACAGATACCTGTCTCGCGCGCGAGCTCGAATCTACCACGCCACCAAGCGGACCGATGACGATCTGCGTGCTGAGTCGCTGGCGTTCTACGAGGGGGTGCGGGCGGACCTCGACCAGCACATCCAGTGGCGGCTGAAGGCACAGGAGCGGCTGGATTCCCTGATGGCCCTGGACAAACCGAAGAAGGTCGCCCTCACCGACGCGAACGGCGGGCCCGCGACGATACGGCTTCAGGCGGACCAGTTGGAGAAGACCGATCCAGATGTGTTGGCTCAGCTCTCGGCGGCGTTCGATCAGTTGCAGAAAATCGGAGTGGAACAGGCCGCCGGGGAGCAGGGCTGATGGCCACGACGGCGCTGTCACCCCAGCAGATTCAGGAGTTGGCCCCGCAACTGGCAGGAGCCAAGCTGGCTCACGTGCGGAACCTCGCACGGCAGGGAGACGTTCTGCCGTTCATCGCGTTCCAGTGGCCTGGTGTGCTGCTCGATGACTTCCAGCGCGACGCAATCGCCAGTCTGTTCGATCCGACGATGAAGCGAGTGTTCCTCAAGGGCAACACCGGTTGTGGCAAGTCGTGCATCGCGGGCCTGTCGGTTTGCATCTGGTTTTCGATCTGGCCGGACGCGAAGGCGATCCTCACGAGCAGCACGTTCGACCATGCGTCGGGCGTGCTCTTCGCCGAGGTCGCCCAGTGGTACAAGTCCATGCGGGTCCCCCCCGGTGACAAACTGTGGGCGGCAGGCATTGGGGACGCGGCGGACCAAAGGTATGTCGAAGTGATCAACCCCGGAAACGACGAGGCGTTCTCGGGTCGTCACGGTGAGCATGTGCTGTTCGTGTTCGACGAGGCGACCGGCATCCCTGACAGCAAATGGAGGCTGTCGAAGACGCAGTACACGAAGTTCCTCGCCCAGGCGAACCCTCGAACTCTGTCGGGGGCCTTCCGGCAGGCATTCCCTCTCGATGATCCCGATTCCTGCGTGACCCGGCTGACCCCCGAGGGGAAGTCGCGGTTCATCACGATCTCGGGGCAGGACTGCATGAACGTCCGGCTCAAGCGGCTGGACACACCCCTCGCTCCGCCGGGAGGCGTGGAGGCCGAGGGCCGGCGCTACCAGCACGGGGAGACGATCCCGCCCGAGGTGTACCAGCAGCATTTCCGGCCGATCATCCCCGGCCAAATCTGCTACGACCAGTTTCTCTCGCTGTGTGCGACCGCGGATCCCCGGTGGGTCGGCGTGTTTGCCCATGGTCGGTTCCCGTCGGAGAACCCAGACACCCAGCTGGTCTTGGCGAGCTGGCTGCGGCGTGCGTACGACGCATGGGGGCGATACAGCCAGCTCTGCGAGCGGATCGCAGGGCGGCCCGGCCTGGTGCGTCTGCTGCGGCGTCTGATCCCGGTGACGGCGTTCGGTCTCGACGTGGCGGCCAGTTCGCACGGGGACGCCTCAGTCCTGACCGCCGGGGCCAATCGCGGCATCCTGCGGCAGCATGTCACCCGCTACGCCTCGACGATGGACACGGTGGGTTGGGTGATCCGCACCGCCAAGACCGAGCACGGCGTTGATCTGACCACAGGGGAGGTCCCTGTCGCGGTGGACGTCGACGGTCTGGGGAAGGGGGTCGCGGATCGCCTGCGAGAGCAGCGGGTGCGGGTCATCGAGTGCCGGGGGAACGATTCCCCGAGCGACCCGAAACGGTTCGCCAACCGTCGCGCCGAGCGGTACTCGGACATTGGCGACCGGCTCAACCCCGAGGGGCCACTGGGGACCACCGTCTTCTGGCTCCCCGAGGATCCCGAGCTGGGGCAAGAGCTGTGTGCGGTCGAGCGGGTGTATCAGGGGTCGGACGGATTCAAGTTCGCGGTGACCCCCAAGCGGAAGGCCCCCGGCAGCAGCTACGAGGGGCCGACGGTGGAGGGGAAGATCGGCCGGTCTCCGGATAAGGGGGACTCGGCCGCCTATTGCCTGGAGGCCATCCTTCACGCGGGTCGTGGGAACCTGGTGGGGTGGCTCGATGTTCTCGGGTGAGGAGCGGCGGAGCATGGCGGTGATTCATGACGACTACGGGAATCAGGTGGTGCACATCTCGCACCGCCAGACGGTGTATCACGTGAGCCTCGCGGGCGACCAAGAGTCGGCCGTCTGTCTGGAGACCAGCCAGCGGGTGGAGGGCCGCAGCCGGGCCGAGTGCCTGCAGAAGATGGCGGCGTTGATTGACCAGCGTCCGTGCAGCAGTCTGGGGGTGTGCGGATGACTGGCGTTCCTGCCGCGTTGCGCGGCCCAAAAGAACTACTGCGGGGGCAACGGCACCTCCCCGAGGATCTGCGGCAGTCGGTCGTGTTGCTCACGTTCCGCGAGCCCCTGCCGCGGTACGTGGTGTCCCAGTTCCTGCGGATCCATCTGCAGCGGGTGCAGCTCGAACGCGGCGAGGCGTCGGCCTACTTGCCGGAGGTGTTCCAACCACATCGTGTCGGGCCCAAGCCCTGCCCGAAGTGCGGCAACATCATGCACCCCATGAGCGAATCATGGTCGAAGTGCGCCAACCCGGCGTGTGAGCTGTTTACCAAACGGGTCATGCACGGCCCCCTGATCGGCGTGGTCAACGTGCTGACCTGGACCGACTCGGTCGTCGGCCACACGGCGACCGGCGAAGAGCTGGTGAAGAACTGCGGGCTGGTCATGGATCGGCGGTACGACGAAACGACACTGGCGGCGGTCTACCGCACTGCCGAGGCCCTCGCGGAATTTCTGGAGCGCCCCCTTGCAAACCCTGCGTAAGCGAATCTGGACGTGGTGGCACACCCGCCGGCGGCTGTGTGAAGAGCTGGCCGTCGAGCGGCAGCGGTGCCGACTACTGGAGGAGGAGATCGACCACCTGCGGCGGATCCTCACACTGCACACGGACCGGGTCGACTGTGACACCTGGCACCAACGTGCGTGGGGGGCCCAGGCCAAACTCACCGTGCAGGATCTGTCACAGCGTTGAATCAATCTCGCACCAGTGTTGGCAAAACTGTATCCTGAGCCCACCCAGTCCCAGGAGTGACCGCGATGCCCAGCTTCCTCGACACCTTCCAGCCGTTCCCGGCCGTCGCCCAGGCTGCGCCCGCCTCCCCGGTGCTGACGGCCCTGACGACCCTCGACCCCGTGCAGCGGAACATCCGCAACACGATCCGCACGGCCCGGGAGCAGGTGTTTCACTTCACCGAGTGGAACTATGTGTCGATTGACTGGCTGGCGTGGCGGTTCTCGCAGCTCTGCCCGTACTTCGGGTCGGTCTCCGCCCCCCGGACTCGGCAGCGTTTCAGTTTGAGTGAACTGCAACACCTGCGGCAACACTACCCCCGGGTCATGCGGCAGGCGATGGCGTACGGGCACGACACCCCCGAGCCCCTGGAGGCGTCGCACCCCATCGTCCAGCTGTTCGAGAACGTCAACCAGATCGACTGGTATCAGGCATTCGCGTACGAGCTGATGATGTGGCTGGAGTTGACCGGCCGGTGTTACATCTGGATGACCAACTCGGCTGTTCCGTCGCGGAACGGGCGAGGGTACATCCCGGCCGAGATGCACATCGTGCCGACCACCTGGATTGAGCCGTACGTCGACAAACCCGGCATGCCCCAGACCGGTTGGGTGATCACGCCTGAGGGGGATTACACCCGCAGGGAAATTGTCGCGCTCGAGGATGTGGAGTTCCTGCGGTACAAGTCCCCGCTCTCGAAATGGGACGGCTTCTCGCCATTGCAGGGCGGATCGCGGTGGACCGAAAATGCCGAGTCGATCGAGATGTCCCGCCAGATGCAATTCCGCAACGGCGGCAACCCTGATGTGCTGGTCGAGCTGGACGGCGAGGTCCACAGCAACCCGAGCCGCGAAGTGATCGACCGGGTCAAGGAAATGGTCATGCAGCGGACCAGCGGTCTGCGGCGGACCGGCGAGCCCCTGATCAGCCCACCCGGGATGAAGTACTCGAAGTGGAGCAACACCCCCCGGGAGATGGACTACGAGACGTCCGCGACCCAGGCCCGGGACGCGGTGTTGGCTCTGCGTGGGACTCCCAAGGTGTTGTTCGGCATCACCGAGGACGTCAACCGCGCCAGCATCGAGGGGGCGAACATCATCGCGGGGCAGAACCTCGACCCGAAGGCGGCCTACATTGCGGGGTTCTTTCATGAGCGGATTCTGTCGCGGTTCGGGCAGGGGTTCTGCATGTGGTTCGATTCGGCGGTGCCGAAGGACGCGGCTGAAAAGCGAGCCGAGCAACAGTTTCAGTTTGCGTGCGGGGCGCTCTCGCCGGATGAGATTCGCATCGCGGCGGGGATGGAGCCGTTCGAAAGTCCGGCATCCCAGTCCGGCTACCTCCCGAGCGGCCTGATGCCACTCGACCCCGAGGCGATGCCTGAGCCGCCGCCCGATGAGCCCGGGGCCGACACCGGGGAAGACCCGCCCGAGGATCCTGAGGACACCGAGGACACTGACCCCCAGGAGGATGCGTGATCGCTCTCCGCAGCATCCGCCAGCGTGCTCAGGCCAAGGCTGTGGCCGACCGGCACGCCCTGTTCCTGCGGCAGCATGCCCGGCAGGAACGCCGGGTCCAGATCGACATGCAGCGGTGGCGGGCCCCAATCCTCGACCGCATCGCGACAACGCTCGAGAACTGGCCGAACAGCAACCCGGTGGCGGGCCTGGTATGGCAGCCGACTGCCGAGGATGAGCGGTCATTCCGGGCGATGATCCGCCGGGCTCTGGTCCGGATGCAACTGGCGGGGGCGTCCCTCGAATCGCAGTACCTCGACACGGCTCTGGGGCGGGACCAGTCCAAGCAATCGTGGCGCCAGCTTCAGGGGCGGTTTCGCTCCGAGCGGCAGATTGCCCCGGTGACCCCCGTTGGCAACGAGCTGGACCCGGACGACATCTACATCGAGTTCAGCCCCGAGATGCGGACGGCCGTTGACACCTGGACCTCCGCGCGGGAGGTGGGTCTCTGGCAGAAGATCCAGTCGGGGACCTCGCGGGCCTTGTCCAAGGCGATCTCCACCGGACTTGCCGAGGGATTGTCGATCGATGACCTGATGAAGGCGGTCATGGCAGAGATCACCGAATACGACAAGGTGCAGGCCCGCCGCGTGGCCCGCACTGAGGCGACTGGGGCGATGAATCACGGTGCCTACCTGGAGCAGGTGGATGCCGAGGTCCCGTTCCGCGAGTGGCTGCGAACGATCGATCTGAGAACCCGCGGATTCAATCCCGACAAAAAAGAGAAGTTCAACCACTACAACGCAAATCAGGTTGTGCCCGCCACAGAGCCGTTTGTGGTCAGCGGCGAGCGGATGAACTACCCCGGGGACACGACGTTCGGGGCCAGTGCCGGAAACGTGATCAACTGCCGGTGCAGTTGTGCGGCCAACTTCGAAGGACCCAAGAAACGCCGGGCCACCACACCCAGGAGCAAAGCCAAGTGACCATCTTCAAGGTCGTGTACACCCAGCGAACCAGCCCCCAGATTCACTCCGACAGCGTGCTCTGCCGGTCGAGTGATCTGGACGAGGTGGCGATTCGCGATATTCTCGCCGCGTTGATTCGCAAGACCGGGCTGCCGGTCGCTGACATTCACATCTCGGGCGTCGACCGCCTGAGCGACGTCTTGGAGGTTCCTGCCGATGTCCAACCCAAACAGCCTGATCCAGTTGACCCCGTCCCAGCTCCGGGGCCTGCTCCGACGCGAGCGGCGGGTGGGGAATCGCCAGCGAAGCCAGAGCCAGTCCGCGGCGCCGGCCAGTCCGGTGCGAATCGTCGCGCCTCTGGGCGTTGACCCCTGGCAGGATGAGGACCTCGGCGAAATTCCGCACGAGTCGCAGGCGTTCGATGGGGCCGATGTGCTGTCTCGCCTGGCCCTCGACGCCCCGAGCTGCCTGACGCAATCGGGTTACCCGTTCTCCGCTTGCCAAGCCGCCAAAATCGAGTCGACCGACCCGAAGAAGATGTCGGCGACCTTCACGGTGGTCACCCGCCAGAAGGTCCCGAATCGGCACGGGAACATGGTCCAGATCGTCGAAAGCGAGAACGGCCGGGGGATGACCATCGAGGATTGGTCGGCCAACCCGGTGGTTCTGTTCGATCACGGCATGGGTCTGTCGATGCCCATCGGCACCGCCATGAAGGACGGCGAGCTGTACTGGCAGGCGTCGAAGAACCGTGCCGTCTCGACGGTGTTTTTCTCGCAGTCTCTCCCCGAGGCGGCGGCGATCTACGCACTGATCGATGAGGGGATTCTCCGCGCGGCCAGCGTGCAGTTCATTCCGACCAAGGCAATGCGGCTGGCGTACAAGCCCGAGAAGCTCCCCGACGGCGTGCAGACACTTGACTATGTCGGCATGGACTTCGTGGAGTCGCAGCTCCTGGAGTGGTCGGTCGTGGCGATCCCTGCCGACCCTGGAGCTCTCAAGAAGTCGCTCGATGCGGGTAAGGTCGCTGGGCAGAAGATCGGCGCAGGTCTGAAGTGGGCTCTCGCCCAACGGCTGGCCC